CGCTGGCTCTCAAGCAATAACGGCTGTTCTCAAGAAGTCGTTTGCGGAGCGTGTCACCAACAAATCTGACATTCGTAAGTCTCCCATCTTTGACCAGGTGGTTCCTCACGTGACTTGGCCCGCAGTACTGAACAAATCTGACCCGATTCTCGATCAAGAGAAGAAAGACGATCCGACGTACACTCCCCTTCGTCAAGGGATACAGAAATATAACGAACCCACGAAACGTTTCTGTCCAATCATCCTGACTACCGTCCTCGCAATAATCTCCAACTACTACTCCACCGTAGATGTGAAAGGTTTCACCAAGAGGCGACTGTTGACCCTCAGAGAGGCAATCAATGGTCACGTAGGTTCTGGCTACAGCAGGTTGAACTTCCAGACTTCCCCCGGACTCCCCTACAAGCGCTTTCCCCGCCCTGAAGGCTCCCGTGGAAAAGGTTTCCTTTTCCGCCCTGTTCCCGACTCCGAAACCCCCATGAATCCCGAGGGTGACTATGAAATCAGTCATCCTTTCCTTCGAGACCGCCTCGAAGAGTATGAGAGTAACTGCCAAGCAGGTATTCGCACGCTCAACCTGGCTTACACCAACTTGAAGGATGAAAGAGTAAAGATTGCAAAGGCAGTCGCTGGAAAGACCCGTCTTTTCGAATGCGAACCTATGCATGTCACTCTGCTTGCTCGACGTTACTTCGGCTGCTTCATTGCTGCCTGTAACCAAGATCCAGTTAACCTGCCCGCCGCGGTAGGAATTGACCCAGCAAGTCCCAAATGGTCACAGCTCTTTGCTAGACTTAATCGCTTCGGCGGAAAAGTAATTGCAGGAGATTTTGGCGCCTGGGACGGCAAACTTGACCCTCAAGTCATGATGCTAGCCTGTGAAGTCATAAACAACTGGTACAACGACGGAGAGATCAACGCCACCGTCCGCAGAACACTCATCATGGACCTCATCCACCATTACACTCTTGCAGGCAACACAGTTGTTTACAAGTGCCAGGGTATGCCCTCTGGCTCCGCAGTAACGGCCGACCTCAACTCCCTCTGCAACTTGTTCTACATGTTGTGCGCTATTCTCACCATAGCGCGCGATCAGAAAATCTCAGTGAATCCAGACTATCTGCTCCGACACGACGACAAAGCCCTCATAGAAATGACCTTCTATGGAGACGACCACGAACTTGCTCC